CGTGTTCATCATCTGGCGATTGGCAGCATCAAAATTGATCTGCTCCGGTGTGGACGTACCGTAGTGCGCTTTAATGGACGCGTTGTTAGAGGTGTACACACTATCCTGCTCCGCAAAATATTGGCCCACCAGAGGGGCAGCAATAGCGTTTTGTTGTGTGTCGGTAAATTCATACGTGGACATCGACGAGCTTAGGTTCGACATGATGGCGGCTGCGACTTTATATATTAGTCAGAGATTTTATTTTTGTGGTGTCACGGTGGGCGATCATGTTAGGAGGTGGCCCCATGTGGTTCCACAACAAAGTAAGCGCGTCAGCCCAAAACCATGCCGTGCAAGTACGTGTTTCTTAATTTATGTTTAGAGGTTATCCGACACCGGTACCACCAGTGTGCCTTGATAAAACAGTGTTGGTTCTCGTGTTGTGGACCAACCACTATGGACTGATGTTGGTTGGTGGAGAAAGAGGCTTTAAAAAAATCATGGTGGTTTATAAATTTAAATGCGGGTTGTTGCATGTTGCTCCACTCTACCCGAGCGGGCAGAAAATGGTAAGCTTGAAAGAGCGGTCCGTAGCATTCTGGGACAGACCGCCAACGTTGACCGGGTGTACGTGCACTACCCATACCGAGCCTCTAGGCTGCAGGTGGACTACCCCCCACCACCAGTGTCACTGGTACAGAACCCCCAAGTGGAGGTGGTCAGGTGTGAGGACCACGGACCACTAACAAAAGTGTATCCTGTTGCCAATGTGATTGACGCTGCCGATACGACAACAACAGCTATTGTGCTCTTTGACGACGACCGGGTGTACCCCAATGATTGGCTGGAGCCGCTCCTATGGTGCTTTGAAGCAAACGGTGGGCGGTGCGGGGTGGGCTACCACGGGAGCAGCAGTCCACACATCCCTTTTTTCATTTCAAAGTTCAACACAATTTCTTTAAAACCTATCCCAGTTGCCATACTAGCTACCGCGTGGATGACGGTGTACCCGCGTCAAATGCTGTATAAAGATGGTAAAACCTGTGTGGAGCGCCTACATGCAATGCCCAAATCAGCGTTTACCAATGACGACATCGTGTTGGGGAGCTGGGCACACAGACACGGAGTGCGGCTGCTGTTGACACCAATTAACAAAACCAACGTGAAACGTTGGGGTGAGCACAACTTGGAGGGGGATGACACACAGTCATTGGCGAGAAGCTTCAAGCAACAGATGAAACAGGTGAACCTTACCAACAAGCTGGTGTTCACAAATGGTCTCCCTATGCCATTCATGTCAATTTTAACACTTCTCACCCTCTGTTTGTTAATCATGGGTGCTGTTGCGCTGTGTCTTCACTACGCAAAACCATCACACAATAAATAAATTAAAAAAAAAGCGATGTTTGCTGTGGTTTATTTAAACGTTTACATGCATATCCCATCCGCAGTGCCCTGGTACAGGGTAAACAACAACGAGAACGTGTGTGCCTGCCCGTTGAACTCCACCGGGGTGCCGTTCGGGTTTTGGAACTCCACCCAGATGCGCTCAATCTTCTCGTAGGAACCAAACGAATAAAACATCATCTCCTCGGAGATGTGGAGGAAGGGCGCGTGGAGGTGCAGCTTCGCAAAAATATTAATAGAGTCATCTCGGAACACGTGGGTGTGTGTGTCTCGGCCACCGGTGGGCACGTGGAGAAGCATGAGGATGTATGGCGGTGGGTCCATGGACCATACAAAAGGCGCAGTGTAGGAGGTGGCCACTGGCACACAGTTGCACGTGGGGTCATACCCGGGGAAGCAGTCCAGATTGGTTATCTGGAGGGCTCGTGCCGCGGGCGGCCACGCTACCGAGGGGAAGCCAAAGTTGGACGCCGACGCGCTGGGGTGGGAGAACAACAGCTGAAACACGTTTCGACTCCCGCTCACAATCTGCACAATGTTAGCCGAGCTCGGCTCCCCCACCGCCTCGTCCACGGTGCCTGCATTTAGCACAGAGAAGATGGACGCAGTGGGCTCCAGAGTAATAGTGGCAGGGGTGCTCCCTAGAGGCATCCCAATGCCACCTGTGGCGTCCCACGCGCTCTGCACCACGGCGCAGTACTCGTTGGTGGGTGTGCCTGCTATGTTATTGGAGGTAAAGATGCCACCTGAAATGTACGCCGCGTTTCCAACACTCCCATCCAGTGTAAAATTAAAGAGATTAACTACTGTGATGTTGAAGGTGCCGTTGGCGGCGGTGTTCCCAGTCACACAGCTTATGGACACATTGTCAGTGTTAACCAAACCGTGGGCGGCGATGGTCGTGATCTGAATTGGGGTGGTAAAACTGGCCAGGGTAATGACTCCTGATAAGAAGGGGTTGGAGATGCGCACAATGTCGCCTGGTTGTAGGTTTTGAGCAATCCCGTTTGCCGACGTGTCGCAGCGGAAGGTGATATCCCAGTTGGCTTCTGATCCTGGCGAATTTGTTCCCGCCTGACTGGTGAACCCGATGGGGTCGGTAGCCGTGAAAGTGAAGCGGCTCTGAGAGGGATCGGTAGTAATGCTGTACACGTTAGTTGGGAAAGTAACACCAGGTCCAACACCAAACACCGCTTGGTTGGGGCTGATGTACGTGTTGGACCCGAAGTAGTCTACAGCCTCAAAACCTAGAGCGCGCGCAGTGTCGACGTTCATTGAGCCCGAGAACTGCAGCCCAAACGCAAGTCCCACGTTGTGACTAAATGTAAACTTACCAGAGACGTCATTATAGCTGACGGTAACGTTTGCGGGTGACACCGGTGGATTCAGGTAGAAGTTGAGGTAGTCTACCAACTGGTCCACCGTGTACCGCCCCCTCGCGATGACCACAGGGAAGATCATACTAGAGGGTAGGATTATCTCGAGCGTTCTCCCAACAGGGTCTACCTGGAAGAACGCGAGGGGCGTCATCCGGTCCTCTGTGATCATGGCCACGTCGGACGCGGAGTAGTTTCCGGGCCGCATCTGCACCGTTCTCATAATGCTTGGTGGCAGGTCAGTCTGGGCAGTGGGGTCCAGTCGTGAGCCCCCACCAAATCCAATTGTCCCCGCGAAGCACCCACCGGGTGGGTTGAGCAACCGGGCGGTCACCGTGATGGTATTATTTCCGACTTTGCAGACCACCGTGGGCCCACTAACAATAACCTTATTGAGTTGGTCGTCGAACCCAAAGCTGACATTCACCCTAAGACTCTGGATGCTGACCCACGTGCCACCACTTGTGTACGCGCCCGTGCCGGCCGACCCGATCAGCTCAAACGTGGTGGGGGATAGCACTTCCACCAAAAACTGGCCATTGGCCCCCAAGTTGCCCAGCACCCCCGTGACCGTCACTTGGTCTTGGTCAACCAGGCCATGGCTGGCACCTGTTGTGATGACAATGGGAGCCGCGTTTGTCGCCACAACCACTGTCCCGCTAAGGTCCGGCTCCGACCGCAGGTCTCCCATGGCCACATTCAGCATGCTGAACAGCTCAACCGGAAGCGGCTTATCGGCATGTACAAAAGAGGTGTACCCCCCGGTTAGGAAGTGGCGCACATCGTTTAGGGAATCGGTGGTGTTGAGTTTTTCCAAGTAGTCGGGGACGTACACGTACTCGGTGTCGCTGGGCAGCGAGCTCACAGTGGCAGTCGTTAGCACAGGACCAGTTGCAGTTGGGTAGGGCGCTGGCATGGGCACGGTCATGATCGACTGTGGATAGTGCCCCCCACAGAGCGACACCTTGAGATTCGCGGAGGGGTAGTATTTGAGTGCAAAGTCCAGACCCGAGTTTGACGCCAACGTAACGGTGTCTGTCACATTATCGTAGCCAGTCACTGCGTTGTTGGTGGGTGGAAGCAGCACTGAAACCTGGTGACTCTCCGTAGTCTGGAGCCCGGTGATCCTGTTCACAGTTTGGGTGGTCTCCTCGATGACCACATAGCAGTCAGCGGGGATGTTCATGGGCTCAACGTAGCTGAAATGGGCGGTGCTGTCGAACGCGTACCGACTTTCAGGGATTTGGATAGACCCAAGTTGCACCGTTTTCACGCGGTTCATGGAACGCAGCAGGTCCACCTGATAATTATTATCAGGCTGTCCGGGTTGCCGAGACCTACTGTCAACAGAGACAGCATACACGGAAGTGGTTTCGGACATGGCTAAGTTTATTGTACCCGATGAATTTTTTCCTGGTTGCTGAAACGAGGGGAAACTCGCACGCTTCGAGGAAAGACAATGGACCCCCTACCGGTCACAGAGCCTGAACTACACGCCCACATTTTTTATGAGTTTGCGGTCTTCTCTATGGGCGTTGCCGAGCGTTGTGTGACTCCAGCAGATGGCAGGGTTTTTGGAGAGTTGATGACAATGTGTGCCTTGTTTCTACCACGGAGGTTTGGAATGGCACTGGAGCGCCACCTTTATTTTGTGCACATGCCCAGCACTGCACTCAAGTGGCTAGATGTTGCGTTAAATTTGCTGGCCACACGAGTGCCTACCCTACAGCCACCCCCAGTGCTACCCCGGTATCCGGTGCAACAGAAGGACTGGTTTCACGCCACGTGGTTCTTGATCCATTTTGGGGCCGCGTCGCGCTTAACAAAAGAGCACATGTTTGTGTTCCTCCACAGCATCAGCGACGCGATGCCTCACGAGGAGTCCCGAACAATGCTGAAAAACTACATGCTGATGTACCAGCTACCATGCTTGGCCGCCCAGATGTTTGACTGGACCTACTACCTTCACCATCAAGTGAACTGTGTGCTGTCGAAAGAAAGTCCAGTCTTACACCAGGCCAAGCAGGTGTACACCGCGGCCATTCCCTACATCACACAACAGGAAGTTGAAGCACAGCCACCGTATCTATGGAGGAAGGATGTGCCAGATAGGCGTGTGCTACGTTTCAAGCTGTTGCCTACTGGTGGTGGTGGTAGGACGAGACCCACGCGTGTGCTGCGCTTTTTGAAGAAACCACCCAACGCATAGCACAATTTCGTGTTCAAAGTGTAAATATAAACCTTTAAAAGTTTCAGTTGTACTTGCCTACTATCATCAATGAGACTGTTCTCAGCGGAAGCCAAGCTGCATGTGTTCAAACGGTGCAGTTGTGGGTCAGTGTGAAGAAGTGGATAGTCCAGACCATGAAAATGTTTTGCCATTTTTTCTCTGACTCATCAGTAAATATAATATGGGCACCTCGCAGAGTTCTGAGGTTATGGGCATCCGTCCCTCTCCAGGCTACGCCCCAGGAGGAAACCAGTTAGGCATGACAACTGTTGAAACTGTTGAAATGGACAAGTGGGTGTGTGACCCGATCGTCGGCGACTGTGTCAGCGTCTGGACTTTTCAGCAGCGGTACCTAATCGAGCCCCCCCCTTCTGCAATTCACGTAGACTGTCACACATGTACCAACCTAGACCTATTTGGAGGGGGTAAGAAACGACCTACGCCACAGGAGAAGACACAAGATGGTGGTGGTGGTGGTGATGCTGCTGCTGCTGCTTCAGATATGGAGGAAGGGCGACCAGTCCACACTGGTCAAGAATTAGTAGATGCCATGGTGCAGATGGCCAAGGATGTAAACAGCCTACCACGGATAATGCTTAACGGCTTGTCTGGTAGCTTTGCGTTGTTGAGCCCTACTAGCACAAAGTTTAAGTGCCATCCTAACCACGCTAACATGACAAAGAACATCCAAGACTTAAGTGGTATAAACATAAACATCCCCCATGATCTAGGTGCAGTGGCACTACAAGAACAATTAACTACAGTGTTGAACGAAGTATTGGCTACAGAGTTCACCGTAACGGTTGACATTATTAACCAGCTTAACAACGTCATCGACTTGGTTTTGGACAAATTCGCGCCCGTCTACACTGAGTTGTGCACGTTGTTAAGCACAGAGACCTTATCACCCCTAGAAAAACAACGTGCCCCAAAGCTATGGGCCACTTTACAGCAACATCATGTAGATATCACATTGCTAACTGGCTTTGTGCAAGAAGATCGTCAAGGTGTTGTGTTGCCACGTCTGGGCCCACAGGGACTTATGCAGATGGTGGAAGTCGCCAAGGTGGAACACATGCGGGGGTGGGGAAGCTGGGTGTTTTGGGTAATTTTAAGCTTATTTTCGGCCGCCCTCGTTGCGACACTAGGGTTTATGACGGATTCAACCGACGCAGAATACTATACTGTTTTTATGCTTATTCAAAGCGCTATGGCGGAGGATCACCCAAGCCTGGCGATCGCGTTCACCCACTTGTTTGGGCCGGGGGGTCATCCAATGCCGGGTCCAGCAGCAGCAGTGGCGACAAGAGCGGCGACAAGAGCAGCCCCAGGAGCATTTCCGGGCTTATTCAGGTCACGGGAAACGGGGTGGTGGTCACAGTACCTCACTATTATGCTCAACAACGGGTTGTCCACCGGAATTACGTGGCTTGTGACGTCATATTTGGGCCTCCCATCGTCTGCAGCGACGTTTGTTATACCGCTGTTGACCGCAACTGCGTCTTGGTATGGTCGTGGTGCGTTAGAAAGCGCGATCAGGCTTTTATTAGTACACGTTGGCCAGCCTCTGTTTAAGTTTGCGGTTGGTACCGCTGTACGAGGAAACGTGGAGGCGGCGATGACACAACAACAGCGGCGCAGCATTCGGCAGAAGAGCTGGGTGTGTCGCCCGCAGTTCGGGAAGTGCACACACACCATTCTCCGAACAGGCTCTCCTGTGAAAAAGTGGGATGACCGGAAAGCGTGTGACAGTGCGTGCATGGTGACAAATCTAAAACTTAAGAAGCGCAACAAACGGCCTGCGTTAACTACGTAGTGGCAAGAACTCCGAGGTGTCGGCCCCCATGAGTATAGCCGCCTGACATGGCGCTTGGGTGGTGGCACGTTTTCAGACACTGATTCAACGTTTTATGGTGTGATGAGGATGATGGTGTTTTTGAATAAATAGGAACACAGATGTTACGGCGGCTGCACTGAAATCCCTGCACCGGTTGCTGTATCTCTTTCTTAATCTTCTGGATATCCCACCACTGTCGCACGTCAAGCTTTTCTAGTAATTTACGGGCTTGTGGCCACGCGTACGTTTTCCCCAAGTAAAAAAGTGTCAGAGCACCCATCAGCCCCTTAATGCTTCCTGTGTGTAATCCAAGGTACTGTATCGGCCACGAAGCGGATTCCACCGCATGGAGGTGGGTACCCTCGTACAAGTCTTTGGTTGCTTGAAATACTTTACCCGCTGGTATGTAGCCGAGGTCCTCTAGAGTTGCTCCGGTGGGCTCCAGGTTCAAAGCGCGTCTAACTTGAATTAGAGCGTCAATAGCTGAGACTTTGATTGAATGGTGGAACTCTGGTCTGAAGAATACACTCAGAAATTCTCGAACTGTCGAGTTGGCGTCTGTATTGGCTACTATGACGTCCCACATGTGGAACGCATCTTTACCAGAGTTCACTAACCCAACGTAACGGGTAAGTCCTATATACAGTGCGCTGAATAGTATGCTAGATAATGTCGTATTGTTCAACCAATTGCCATGACCAGTGCCACCGTCTCTAATATGTTTTTCAAACTTTCTTTCTAACCTGATCATTTCAGCTCTAATTTTGATGAACTTATCGAGAGCATGTTGCAACTCTAGCCGTTTGGGGAAGGGATGCTCCAAGGTACGATACAGGTTGTGTGCCGCCGTGTCGAAGTCATTTGTGGTTAAAGAGAGGTACTGTGATAATAATGTTGTAGATGTGGAATCCAAATGGGTGTTGATGTCACTTAGATACTGTAAGTACATCACAAAATCCAAATACTCTAAAAACCATGCCTCCAACTGCTGCTGGTCTATCCCAAGTACTTTTAGGTTGTTGAAAACCATTTGAGATGCTTCACGCCGCCACTCTGGTAGCTTTTTACCGCGGCCTGCATCTTCACGAATCCTCTGTAGCACTGTGCCGATGATAGACAGTTTCTCTTGGACCTCTGGTAATACCGAGTCTTGAACTAATGCAAGCATTTCATTCTTCACATCCACAGCCACACGAGTGGCGGCAGCATCAACGTGCTCCCGCTCTAACTCACAGCAGGCACGTCCATCCTGTCGTGCGTACCCACTCTTCTCATATCGCTTAGGACATCGCCCACGAGTGGTGGCAACGCGTTGATCATGAGGACACTTCCGTCCCCCTGCACTCTTTCGATCTATTTTCTTTGGACCATCTGCAATGTTTGTTGTTGTTGCCATACAGCACATACGACCGTTGACGTACACTTCGCTGGGGTGAAACCCCTTGGAGCATGTTCTCCTCGAGGCTTTGTTAGAAATTTTGTACCCGATGGGACAGCGTGCCGACATTTTACATGTAAGTAAACATAAAATATACCTGGGTCTGTGCCTGGGGGTGTTCACTACCGCGTTGGTGTCTCGTGAATTTTCTCCTGTGTATGGAAACAAGAAGAACCCACATCCAGACAACACATGTCGAACCCACACACCCAGTTGGCAGCGGTTACAGGTCGGCAACCCGTGGATGTTGTGGCAGTCACCACCAGCACCACAACACCAACTGGTAACATGACGGACAACATGGTGGAGTCTTTTATAGACATGATGACACAGTTTCTTAGTGCCATGTTGGAGACGTTCCCAGTCTGCCTGCGAGTGCGCGCGTACAACGTGGGGTGGGAAGCTCGTTTACAGGCGGTTAACAACTCGGAGGAGTTTTTGGTGTTTGGGAAGGAGGTGATTGAGGGGTACCACGAGTCTATGGAGCCGTTTTATACACGGTGCACAGCACACGATTCCACCTTGCTGCAAGAGGACATTGACCTGATGACTAACATCGGGATGAAAGACAAGTGGGATGCGGGGATGCACCCGGAGACAGAGGAGGCAATGTGGGCGTTCATCAACAAGCTCAACGAATTCGCCAACTTGTACATGATGTACTCCTGCATCCCGGGCGGTATGATGACCAGCATAGAGACCATGGCGCACGCAATTGCGGGGAAAATCACCGGTGGTCAAATGTCACTAACAGACCTTAACTTGGGGCAGTTGTCCAGTCAGGTAATGGAGGCTATTAATCCCAACGACATGCAGGAATTCGTGCAGACGGTGCAATCTGGGCGCGGGATAGGGAATGTGAACGTGATGATGTCAATGGTGAGTAATCTAATGCAGTCACAGCAGATGTGACTGCGTGCAACCATCGGCAAATAAAACAAATTAAATAACTTTGATTTTTCTCAAGTCTGCTAGTAAAAGTACACCCCTTCCTTCCATGGAGGACCAGCCACGTTGCTATAAGACCAACAGTGATGGTGACGGACTCACGTGGCTGGTGGCTGCTATTCTACTCATTACGCTCATCTGCATTGCATGTCGTGCTCCTGGGGTGGGTGCGTGTT